AGATGCGTTCCAGAACTGGGTGAAGGACAAGAAATTCAAGTCCCCCAAGTCCGGGGATGAAGTGGCCTTTTCCACCTTGGAAAAGCACGACCCCAAGGCCGCGCAGAAGGTTCGGAAGGACTGGTCGGATAGCCAAGACGCTGAAGACGTTTCCGACGAAGCCGAAATGGAACTGGAGGACGAGGACGTCAAAGACGTACCTGCGTCAGAGCAGTTCCGTAGGGATATTACCGATCAGATCCAAGGCGCAAAGGTGTCGTTGCCGGACGACACGTCTGAGAAATTGCAGGGCATTCTGGACGCCACAATGGAAGGGATGACGAAGGATCAAGCAGAGAAACTGCGGGATCAAGTCATCAAGCAGAACCAGAAGGTGATCGACCAGAAGGGGGACTTCAAGAAGGCCCTGTCCGTTCCAGACGGAATGTATGGCAAGAAGGGCATCGGGGATACCTTCGACACCAAGAAGTCTGAGGATGCCATCAGTTCTGCGGTGGAAGCTCGAAAGAAAACCATCCAAGACATCGAGGAAGCCAAGAAGGCTGTCAAAGATGCTGAAGCCAAGCTATCTGCCGCGAAGAAGAACGATGACTTCGTAATCGAGCGCTTTGGGGATAAGGAAGTGTCCGACGAGGATCGCGCCAAGGATTTGGCAGAACAAGAAAAATCCTTGGCTGGTCTGAAGAAGAAAGTATCCACCGCGGAAGCGACCCTGTCGAAACAGACCGAGGACTTGAGCCGCATGGTCGCGTACCACACCGCCATGACGCATTACACGGCGCACATGACGGACCCCAAGAAAGGGTCCTCAGACCCCGCCAAGCGGGTGACTGATGCGCTGGAAACGTACGACAAGCTGTCCCCTGAACTAGCTAGTCAGCGCAAGTCCCGGGTGGAAGGGGAACACAAAAGACTCACCCGGGAACTGGAAAAGGCCCCCGCGAACAAGAAGGGCGGCATCCAGAAAGACTTGGATGCGCTGGATGCTGAAATCATGGCCGTCAAGTACAAGGACATCACGTCCGGCAAGACGGACAAGAAGGACCCCGTGTCCTTCTTGGTTGGGAAAACACAGGAACTTGGCCCCCTGAACAAAGACGTTCAAACCCTGTTGAAGTCTGGCGTGAAGGGGGAAAAGGGTGCCGCGGCAGTTCAGAACCTATCCAAAAATCTGAACGACGACGATTTGGCCAGTCTTTCTGGGGCATCGGACCTGTCCCCTATGTTGAAAGGATTGCGGGAATCCCATCCAGCAACCGCAGATGCCCTGCGTTCAGTAATGATGAACGTCTGGTTGCTTCAACAAGGGGACGACGATGACGTAGACCGTACGGATGCCAAGCTGAAGGAGATGTCAAAGTCCTTCAAGCATGTGTCCGAGTCCAAGAACGTGCCTAGCAGCCAGAAGGACAAGCTGCTTTCCTGGGTGAAGAAGACCGTGAAGACGGTCCCACCCAAGGTTCAAGTCAAGCTGAAGGACCTGTTCAACTGGGGCAAACAGCAATGGGCAGACGCCCGGAAATGGGAAGCCCCTAAGTCAGACGTGAAGCCAACCCCTGCGGTGTCACGGGTCGCAGCACGTTTTCTGTCTTATTCCGCGTTTGGTAGGTAGTGGTGGTGTCCCTCCGGGAACCTCCATTTTGACACGAACACATCCATCCGAAGGACGATCCCGGACGGGACAAGGAGATATCTCAAATGGGTACCACGAAGAGGGCTTCCAAGGCTGGTGCCAGCCGTGTCGCAGCGAACCTGGACGCAGTGGCGTCTTTGCTTCAGCACCACCACGCCAGCCTGGGGCTTCCTCAGAAGGTGGCGATGGATCTGGCCTATCGGCTGGACCTGGTGTCGGACAGCATCGACCGTCGCAAGGCGGCTGGCTACTTCGACCCGTCGGAAATCGGTGAAGAAGTTCCCGGCCCCCTGATGTTCGACGACAACAACCCCTTCATGGCGGGGGAATTCACCCAGGAACGCTTCAACGCTTTGGAAGCGAAGCAAGTGTCGGGTGAACTCGCTGCCAACGCCGCGAAGCATGTCGCGGACCCGAAGCTGGCTTCCTTCGTGAAGAAGGTCGCCTTCGACGCGGCGATGGCGATGGCGAAGCGGATGGCTGCCGAAGGCGAAGAAGAACCCGCCAAGGAAGCCAAGAAGAGCGAAGAAGAACCCGCCAAGGAAGAAGACAAGGAAGCCAAGACGGCGGCCCTTGCCCAGGCGTACAACAAACTTCGCCGCGAACTGATGGCGGGCGAAGACAAGGCCGAAGACAAGGCCGAAGACAAGGCCGCGGAAGAAGACGAAGACAAGGAAGCCAAGAAGACCGCGGCTGCCTTCAAGCTGTTCGGCTGAAGGGGGCTGGTCATGGCATCGTCCCGTCGGGGAACCTACATTGACTATCAAGCACGGGCCAACGGATTCAAGGTTGGCGACCGTGTGTATCCCGTTTTGAAGGGGAACCCATCGAATGGGGGCACGGTAGTGGCCGTATGGCCTGCTATCGGGATGGTCGATGTTCAGTACCCGCACGGGACGACCAGGAGCCCTGTCGAAGACCTTCTGATCGACCGGGGCAAGTCCATCGAATCCGAGGTGGACGTTCAGACGGATACCATTCCGGGCGGCACCCACACGGTGCCGGTGTCTGGGGGCCCCGCGCACAACATCCGGGAAGCGTCCCAGAACATCGCTGCCAAGCACTTGCAGCGGACGATGCCTTCGCGGGTTGCCCGTACCTACTTCAAGCAGGCTGTGTACTGGGCCGCGAAGGGGCGGGTGTACAAGCCCACTCGTACGGAACAAGAAACCGGGATGCTGTGCTGCCCGCGTTGTGAAGATGCCTTCCTGCGGAAGACCATCTACAAGCGGGAAGAAGGTAGCAACATCAAGCTGTACTGTTGCCCGGAATGCTTGTTCCTCATTCGACGGGACGACATCCTAGGCTTCGAGGAGTGAACCGTGGCCTTTCTTCGCTACGCCAATGCTAGATTCGTCCACCCTGTCGTATCTGGTCAGGGCTGGGACAACGTTCGCACTGCGGCGGCGAAGGCCAAGATGGATCGCAGCCTGGTGGACCAGGCATCGAAGATCCTGAAGGAAGACTTCGACCCGAAGAATTACCTCCTGTCCCACGCCACCATCGTGGCGTCCGTGGACACGGTGACGGTCAAGAACGCCAAGCTGGGAAGTTCCGTAGTGAACGGCAAGAAGGTGGTTCGGAAGACCACCTCTTACCGGGTCAAGCCCGAGTGCCAGAAGTTCATCAACAACAATGCTGACTGTTGGTCACGCGGGGTGTTGTTGAAGTCGTACCCGACCTTCATCGGGGCCCACAACTTTCTGGAACACGTCCAGATCGAAGACCTGTCGAAGGGTCGGATTCTGGACGCTGTTGCCCGGGACATCGGGGACAGCCTGTATGTGGACATCCTGATTGCCACCAGCAGGAAGCACCGGGAACTGATCGAAGCGATTGAATCCGGGGAACTGTCCACCCTGTCGATGGGGTGTTCCATCGACGGTAGTACCTGCACGAAGTGCGGGCACTGGGCTGCGGATGAAACCGAGTTTTGCGATCACGTCAAGTACGAAAAGGGCAACCTTTTCATTGACGAACTGGGCAATCAGTCCCGGGTCGCTGAACTGTGCGGCGATGAATCCCTGGACCCCACTGGGGGGAACACCTTCATTGAAGCGTCTTGGGTGAAGATCCCTGCCTTCAAGGGGGCGGTTCGTAGGAACATCCTCACCCTGTCGTCCGGTGATCGGACGAAGACCTCGATGAAGGTCAGCACTGCGGTGGAATCCGTGTCTGATCCTGTGCTGGATGACACCCGCATGCGAAAGGCCGCCAAACTGTCTTTCGGTGAAGAAGACATGGGTGGCGATGCCCCTGCGGAATCCCCCGCAGCCCCAACTACATCCCCAGATCCTTTGAAGGATCTGGAAGAAGACGTGAAGCAGCACCTGCTAGATCGGGTGCGCAAGTCCTTGAAAGATGACTTGGACAAATCCGACTTGGCGGATGCGATCATGCCTCCGTCGGCTTCCATGGAACCCAATGACACCATCGTGAAGCAGGCGGGTCTGAAGCGCGCAAAGTATCTGAACGATGTTCGTCGGGTACTGTTGGCGTCCAAGAACGATCAAGACGTCATCCGCGGGATCGCCATGTTGAACGCGGACAATGCTATTTTTGTCCCCAAAGTTCTTTATCGCGCAGCCCTAAAGGTTGGAGGTACACATCGGTATGCGTCCCTCCAGAACTTCTTGGACAAGTGCGCGGGCGTCCTGGATCGTCCACCTACTGTGGACGAATCGAAGATTTTGATCCGCCTTGCCAAGCTGCTGACGATCCGCAGAGTCGGCGTCAAGCCGAAACAACGAACAGGAGTGTAAAACATCATGTCCCGACGCCGCCTGACACAAGCATCTGCTCCTCCGGCCATGCCTGGCTACCAGGAGCCCAGCAACCACCCCGCCGCGTACCCTGATCCCGCGGCGAATGCCTACGAAAACGGTGACACGTCTTCGTGGGCCGAAGACGTACACCCGGGTCCGTACCCGAACAGTGCGCCTCCGGCAGATCCGGGTATGCAGGAACCGCAGGGACATCCGGCGACGGACCCCAAGCACTACTTCCCGGCGGGTGCCGCGAAGCAGGCCAGCGAACAGATTCGTGTCGCTGCGGAAAAGAAGGCCGCCCTTTGCATCCGCATCGCGCAGTCGATGCTGGGCAAGAAGGCTTCCATCGCTGCGGTCGAAGACCAAGCGCTGGACCTGATGTCGCTGACGGATCGTCAGATCCAGGCGATGCTGAAGCGCATCGCGGATGAAGGTGGGGACGGGAACCCGGACCTCATCAGCAACTACACGCTGACGGAACCGCGTCAGTCTGCCACCATGATGGCTGATGACGACGGCGACAGTGATGACGTCGAAGCGATGCTTGCTTCTATGATGGCTGAAGAAGAAGCCAAGATGGAAGCCGCCAAGAAGGCCGAAGCGGAAGCCAAGGCCATGGCTGCCATGAAGTCCGGTGGCGGGGACGCCTTGGACAAGCTGGCGGACATGCTGATGGATCGCCTTTCCAAGAAGATGGCGGCGGATCAGAACAGCCCCGATTCCTACAAGTTCGAGGAAAAGGGCAAGAAGGGCGAAGACGAACCCAAGGAAGCCAAGAAGGCTGCCAAGAAGGGTGAAGACGAAGCCAAGGAAGAGCCCGCCAAGGAAGCCGCCAAGAAGGCTGAAGACGAGGCCAAGGAAGAGCCCGCCAAGGAAGAAGGCGACGACAAGGAAGCCAAGAAGAAGGCGGCTCTTCGTCGTTTGGCCGGTCTGGAAATGTCTGCGGACATGAAGGCCACGCTGGCGGGTCTGATGGCTGAACTTGCGCCGGAAGCTGCGAAGGCGCTTGCTGGCGAAGAAGAACCCGTCGCTGTGGAAGAAGAAGTCACCGCGGATGACTTCCTGATGGATGACGGGATGGATTCCATGGACCTCGGTGACGGGGACCTGGACACCAGCGATCTGGACCTTCTGTACGGCATGAAGACCGCGGCGGAAGACGAAGATCCCAAGGCGGAAGACGAAGAACCCGCCAAGGAAGCCGCCAAGAAGGGCGAAGATGAAGCCAAGGAAGAACCCGCCAAGGAATCTTCCAAGAAGGCTTCCGCGGTTCGTCCGCAGCCGCGTCGTGCGTCGGCGGGCCCCAAGACCCTGGGCACCACGGTTCGTACGGCCAGCGCCAAGGACGACGACCTTTCGTCGCTTTGGACGTCGGCCCCGGACGTGTCGGGCGTGTTCCGCTGATCTGAACATCCCCAACGTCACTTAAAACGGGATGGAAGATTTCTCTTCCATCCCGTTTTTCGTTTTCTGACCAATACCGCTTTCCTAGGTTAGACGGGACTGTGTAGTCCCCAGCACTTGCGATTGTTCCGGCGCGGTTGTCGGGAGGCGCAAGGGTACAACCACCTCCCTGACAACAGGGGTCAAAGAAGGACAACGCAAATGTCTTTGACTGGACAGGCGAGTGGTGGCTGGACGGAATCGTCGTCAGCTTTGCGGATTCTCTACGTGGGAGTTCGCAACACCATCGGTGTGCTGACAGACGATGCCTTCACCCAGACCAACCCTCCGATCATCACGACGGCTGGAACCGTCAGCAAGTCTCCTGGGGCCCTCACCGAGGTTCACGGCGTTCTGTCGGGTTCCGTGGCGTTTTCGCGCCCGGACGCTGGCAGCAACTTCGTCGGTGGCCCGACGAAGACCGCCATGGCGCTTCCCGCGTCGGTGACGCTGGTTCGCGCGCTTGGCTGCTTCATCAACAGCGCTGCGGGCAATGCGTACGAAAACCTTCCGGCGGCTGCGTCGGGCAAGGGTCCGTACGTGTCCGGCATGGGTACGTACGGATCGCGTCTGTACGAAACCCAGATGCTGGTCCTTGCCAGCGGCGTTGCCGCGGGTACTGACCTGACCTACGTCGCGGGCATGTCGCTGGTGGCCAGCCAGAACGGCTACCTGATGCCCAGCGTGGTCTTCAACGGCGTTGCCCTTGTCCCCGTGGACGCGGGTGGTGCTTTCAACACGCTGGAAGGCGTGAATGGCGCTGCGGTTACGACCGTCGGCATTCTGAAGATGGTGCCCGACTCGGTGCAAACCGAGATCGTGTTCGACCAGCGGATCTGAACCAAACCAGGTCTAAAGGGAAGAGGAAAGGAACACGAAAATGGGTACCACACAGAACGTCAACAGCGCCGTCAAGCAGCGCATCATCGGGGAGTACATCAAGACCGCGGCGGGCCGTCAGAAGCTCGCCGCGTCGATGACGCAGCCCCTTCGCACCCGTCGCGACTACATGTCCGTCGGGCGCAAGACCTTCCTGGTCGAGCAGCTTCCCGACGGGGCGCTTCCGATCTACGACAAGGACCCGGACGTCACCGCGTTCGTGGTTGGTGAAGAAGGGGAGAACATCCTCGCCATCACCAAGCCGCGCCGCGTGATCTTCCCCCTGTTCGAGATCGCGTCGAACCCGGAAATCCCGCTGACCCAGATCAAGGAACGCCGCTTCGACCTGATCGAACGCGCCCAGGATCTGGCCCGCGCGATGATCCAGGCCGCCGAAGACGAGCGCGTCTTCGCCGTGATGGATGCCATCGCGGTCAACGGCTTCGACTCGCTTCCGGGCGGGACGAACCCGGACGTGCCCGTCGTCGCCCCGCTGAACGGCGCGGTGCTGGCGGATGCGTTCGCGCTGATCGAACGTCACGACCTCCGCGTTGCCCGCGTGTACATGAACGCGCGTGACTACGCTGACGTCCGCAAGTTCGGTCGGGACATCCTCGACATCGAATCGCAGGCGACACTGCTGAAGACTGGCCTTCAGGCGACCCTCTGGGGCGCGCAGGTCATCACCAGCCGTCTCGTCCCCGCGGGCACGGTGTACGTGTGCTGCGAACCGGAAATGTTCGGTCGCATCCCCGTCCGTACGGAACTCACCGTTCTGTCGGCGGATGATCCCAAGGCCCGCACCATCGGCTTCTCGGTGTTCGAGAACCTCGGCATCGGGGCCTACAACCCGCGCGGTCTGGCCCGCCTGGTCATCACGCGCTGACCAGCGTAATCACTGAACTTCAGTGATGCGAAGTTGAAGGCCCGGTCCCCGAAAGGGGGTCGGGCCTTCTGCTTTTGATCGCTTCGATGGCCATGCGGATGGACCGCAGTCTTGCGACAATGCCTTCCACGGTCATTCCTGGGTTGCCAGGGGACATCGTGCGGAACGTGCTTGTGATGGTGTTTTCGTCGATCCCGTACCCGACGCCCATCACGTACAGCAACACCAGGTACTGTCCTTCCAGTTCATCTGGGTTGCTGCCGTACATCTTTGGGTGTTGCTCCATGCCGTCCAGCATCCTGCCTAGAACACCTTCGACTGCTGTTCGGTATTCTTCGCCTGTCATGGGTGGGTTACGCCATTGGGGCGTGGTTTTCCCGCCTATCCTGATGGGCTGGTATGCGACCAAGCCCCATACGAGTGGCTTCCAGGTACCTTCTGTCGAAGTTGGACTTGGCGAAAGCGTTGGCGGATGCGGAAAAGCAGTACGCTGCGACAGGTGATCCGTCGGAAGTCTTGAAAGTGTTCCAGAGCTTCCGATCCGTCGTGGGGATGGATGACACTGGATCGTCCATCCGCATCCACGGGGAATGGTTCTACGCACAGGCGAAGCCCAGTCAGGGTCGCGTTGTGAAGATGATCCAAGCCGTGCGGGGATTGGAACGACACCTTCGGGACCAACCTGACAAGGATCGGCAATCTGTTGTTGCCGCGCTTCAGGTTCTGCGGGGTAGTTTCAAGTGGTTGACGGGTCAGTTCAAAGACACCGACGACGAGGTGAAGCACGGACCTTGGGTGTTGGTCAAGATGCCTGGTGTGTCTGGCAAGGCCATGACGGGGGCTATTCAAGCCTTGGATGAAGCGACCCGCTTGGTGTCCAAACGGTTCCCCCAGGTCACGTATGGCAAGGTCTTCGTGTCGGAACGGTTGTCTGGGGCCAATACCTTGGCCTTGTACACGTTCGATGGGGACGTGGTGTACCTGTCCCTACGGGCCAGAAACTCAGTGGGGGACGTCTATGCGATCATCCACGAACTAGGTCACCGTTACTTCAAGAAGTTCTGGAATGATGCGAAGGCGAAAGACCAGTTCCGAAGGTTGTC